TTTGCTTGAAAAATTTAGCAATGCTATTGAAAAAATTGAAAACAAAAAAACGGATAAACTTAATTCAGATAACTTTACTGTTGATGGAAAACACGTTTATGTTTTTGACAACAAACTATCATATCATTATCAAGATAAACTGTTTGATTTTTGTAGAAAAAGCAAATATATTCCAGACCATGGAAGCAGTGAACTAAGGCTAAAAAATGATTCAAGATTTGTTTCCTATCTAAATGAATCTGACTTAGAAAATATCGATTATAAAGAAATCTTAAATGCTATATTGCCAATTACTATTAAAAAAATTCACAGTGCTTACATAAACAGTTATAATATAGGATCATTTAATAATCCACACACAGACGAAAGTAAAGAAAATTATTATACCATTATTGTGTATCCAAACACAGAATGGAATAATCTTTGGGGTGGCGAAACAAAATTTTATTCAAAACAAAATATAGAAAATTACGTTGTAGATTATGTTCCAGGAAGAATAATAGTGTTTGACTCTAGAATTCAACATCATTCTTTAACTGTTAACTATTCGGCAGAAATAGCAAGATACTCTATAGTAATGAAGTGTGAAAAAGATGACTAACTATGTAATTGAAACTTGGTTTCCTACAGGCGTATTTGTTGAGGATGATCTACTAACAGAAAGTTTATCTACTTTTGAAGATAAAATTAAGACAGTTAGAAAAGAACAAGGTGTGATACGAGGTAGTATACAATCTGTTGAAAGCACACACAAAACTTTTGACCAATTACATACCCTTGAAGAATTTACTAACTTATCTGAAATTATATTAAACAGAGCAAAACTTTTTGCTAAAGAATTAGGATATACAAACAGATTTGACATTTTACACATAGATAACATGTGGTCAAATATATCATATGAAGGAGATTATTTGTTTCCCCACACGCACAGCGATAGCGTTATAAGCGGAGCGTTCTATGTAAAAAGCCCTATTAATAGTAAAATAAAATTCTTTTCAAATCATAGTCAAATGATCACTCCTCCGGATCAAATGAATTCTCCGTTAAGTTACGAGTATGCTTCTTATGATTGTCAACCAGGCAGGCTATTATTGTTCAAAAGTGATACTAAACACGGAACAGAAAAACAACCTGCTGGTGAAAAAATTGTAATAAGTTTTAATTTGTCGTTCAGACGATATTAGTATTTTACAATAATAATACCAGATCCGCCACCACCTGATGTACCAGAACCGTAGTCCCAGCCTCCACCACCACCGCCACCGCGATTGTTGGTGCCACCTTGGCCTGTTGATCCACTGAATCCGCCGCCGCCACCAGGGCCAGCGCCTCCACCAATTGAACCGGCTCCACCACCAGCATAGGTTACAGCACTACCACTGATACTGCTTGAACGACCAGGACCGCCTGATCCACCACCGCCTGGATTACCTGCTCCACCCGCGCCGCCGCCTCCGCCGCCGCCGTCTGGACCGATGTTACCGCCTGGATTTCCGTATCCGCTTGAACCTGATGTTCCTGGCTGACTTGGTTGTGAGCCCGGTGAGCCGCTTGGATATCTATATGCCGGATATCCTGATGCTCCGCCTCCTGAGCCACCTGAAGTTGGTGGTCCTGGATTACGAGGTTCGCCACTGCCTCCTCGACCTCCACCTTTAGCAGTTAATGATCCAAAGGTTGAATCGCTACCGCTTGGGCCAACACCTCCATTTGTTCCTGAAGGACTTGCTCCTGCGCCTACATTATATGAAATATTACCGCCTGGAGTAACTGGAAAACTGTTTACTTCAACCATTCCGCCAGCACCACCACCGCCTGCTGTTCCTGAACCACCGGCACCACCTCCGGCAACTAACATAACATCAATTGATTGGACACCGGTCGGTACGTTAAATGTACCTGCGCCAGTTGATGTAAATTGTTGTACAGTTGGTGCTTTAACTGTAATAGTAAATGCTCTGTTTACAGTTACAGTATTACTTGAAGCACTTATCGTAAATGAAGAAACTTGATCACTACCTACTGCTGAAAACGGACCTGTTATTTGTCCTGTGCTTGTGTTTAAATTTGCTCCTGCCGGTAAAGTACCTGATACTAGTGCGTAAGTGATTGCTGTTCCGTCCGGATCAGTTGCCACAAGTGTGAAACTTGTTGTTGCTCGTCCACTGTCATACACTGTTCCAAGACTTCCTGCTGATGTTGTCCACACAGGATCCTGGTCAACATTCCCTGCTGGGGCAAGTTCTGCTGATAATCCTGTTGGGTTTTCAACCACAATATCAAAACTAGCACCTGCTACATAATTCACCGCCGTGGCATTAGTTTGTGCTGTTACTGAAGAACTACTTATAAAAGTAGTTGAAAGAGATCTTGTGCCACCGCCTGTAGCCGCACCACTTATCTTAACAACACAACCGCTTGAAAATCTACTTCCTGTAATAGTAATTACGCTATCTTGTGCCGCAAAAACAGTTCCTGTAATATTTGTAATTAATGGAGGAGCCGCTACTGATTCCCAGCCGTTGGCGTTATACTGTTCTACAAAACCAATATCGGTATTGTAACGCATTTTACCAACTTGGGTTCCTGATCTCTGACCTGTTGTACCTACAGGTACAACAATACCATCTGTTCCACCGAATTCAATATTTTTGTTTTTATATGTGCTAAACTTTCCCATATTAGTCTCCTAACCTCCATCCGTTTGTGCTATCAACGTAGTACAAAGTAAATGAAGCACTTTCAGTGTCAACAGTCATATCTGAAGCATCTCCCATTATATTTTGTCCGTTTCTTCCAATTATACAGTTATTTATTTGGAAACTTCCAGTACTATCAATAATCTGTACACTATCGCCTAGTGTAGGTGTAAGTGGTAGCGTAATAGTAACTGATCCAGAACTAGTATCAACAAATACTCTGTCTCCATTAACTGCTGTATAAGCACTGTTTTCAATTCTCCAAGGATTTCCTCCTCCTAGGCCAGTCCATTGTGATCCGTTATGACCTTCAAACTGACTAGTAGTTGTATTATATCTCATGTAACCAGCACTAGGAGAACCTGGTCTCTGTGCTGTTGTACCAGTGCTTGGTTTAATATAACCTTGCCCAATTTCTAAGTGTGTTCCACCGTTTGCTTTGATTTCTACAGTGTTAACAGAACCATCGCCTGCTGTGTCAACTAAAACCTGAGTATCATCATCAGCATCGGTAAGTTTAACAGCACTTGCGCCACCAGCATTTAATTGATCAGTAACGTAAGTAACAACTGCTTTTTCAGTTGGTACTGCTGTGTCTGAATTGTCTGCCATTGTTCCGTCTGTACTAAACTCGTCAACTGTAGCACCTTTTTTACCAGCACGTACTGAACCAAGTTGTAGTTCATTCAAACCTGTTAAGTCAAACTCTTCAGACGAAAGTGTTGCTCTACCAGTTGACTGTTCAACTTTAAAATAGTCACCTACTCGGAAGTTACCATCTTGGTCAGTGGTAACATAGAACACTCTACCGCCATCTTCTGCTAGTGTCTCTCTTGTTTGATCTGGTTGTTGTGGATAATCCGCTTGAATAATAACCGGATAGTTTGTGTCAGCAAATCCACCTGTACCAATATCTAGGAAGTCATGTCCACTCATACGCACTTGTGAAAACGCTTCACGGAATGTAACTGATGTTTGATCATTTGGTACCTTTGTACTTACAATAGGAGGATCAATCGAAATAGTTGCTGTCGCATCATCAGTTGAATCTCCTGCTAGAAAGTCATTTACCGCTAACACGAAATATGTTTCAGAGTCACCATCAATGTGTAGAACAGATCCTGTTTTAATTGTTCCGCTCAATTGATCAAAATTAAATGTAATTCCTCTACCAATACCACTAAATCCTGCTCTAGTTGCTTCTACTGTATTTGTAAATCCAGGAGAACTGTTTAGTGTATTTGAAAAATCAGCCAATGTTAATGTAACACTTTGACTATAGATTGCTTCTATACCCTTGGTTGCCATAGTGCTTGAATTTTCAGTTGCACCGGCATTGGCAAACGTATAATCACCTGTTATAGTTCCAGCACCGTCGGCATCTCTGTTTACATTGAAATAAATTGTATCATTGTTTCCTGTATATCCAGTAGCAATCACGTTCACACCGTCAACACCTAGTCCGTTGAACTCAGTAAAGTTTGTGGCATTGTGTAATTTTTTCTGCCAAACTAAAGTACCGTTTGATGTATATCTAGAAATTAAACCACTGCGTCTAATATCAGTATTAATATCATCAATTAGGTATCCAACAGCATAAACCACATCGCCTAAACCAAATGAAGCAAGATATTCACCGCCATCTATGGTTCTCAAACTGTGTTGCCACTGTACGTCACCTGCCATATTAATTCTTGATATGAATGGCATTTGTACACTGCTTTGATATAGTTCAATAACTTCGCCATTTAAGAAACTTCCACTAGCATTAGCAACTGTTATTTCCACGTTAGAACCATTTACTCCGTCGTAACTTACTACATCAGCAGTTTCTCCGGAACTAACACCTCTAACTTTTCTATCTCTAATTACATCTGGCTGTTGGTTTAGAGCGCCTCCGCCTGTTGCCAGTGCCATTGTAGTTCCGCTTGATGCCGCACTTACATAAGTTGCGTTTACTCCCGCACCGTATGTTAAAGCATCTGGTGTAAATGTAAATCCAACTTCTGTATAGTAACCTGAAGCAGTCATATAAATTCCGTCACCGTTACCTGTGTCTACATTTAATCCATGAATGCCTAAATTCTGTCCATAATAGTTGGATTTTTCAACATTACCTGTAGTTGGTGAAACCCTAATTATGTGTGTAGAGTTATTTGTACTATCATTCAATGCTACAAAAAGTTTGTTTTGTGCGGTAGCATCGCCTGACGCGGCATATGTATCGCTTGATGTTGTTGGATCACCAGCGTATGCTATAGCAGTAGGCGTCATTGTGTTTAAAGAACTATCATTAAAGTCCAGTGCTACCGACCAGTCAATTCCAGCGCCGCCCGCAGGTATTCTTACCATAGAAGCACCTAGTGTGTTATGGTCTCCAACCGCAAACAATCTTGTACCGTCTGTGGTTACGGCATTGATTATGCTTGTTGCTGAAATAATTTTTTGCCATTGAATATCACCAGATGATGTAATTTTAAAACAAATACCTTTATCTGTGCCTGATTGTCTTACTTGTCCGCCTAGATATAACTGCGTGTCAATAACAGTGGCACTTGTAAACTGTCCAAATAAACCTTCATAGGTACTCTGGAATAATAAATTACCACCTGTGTCATATTTTGCTATGTAAGGATAACTTGTTGTTGGATCGTATGCTGGTCTATCACCTGTTGTATTAGTAGGCGATGAATATCCTACCATATAAACATTTTTATCATCATCTACAAAAGTAGCATTAATTACAACATCATCTTTTAAACTTTGTATTGAATTTAGTGTTGCTGTTGGTAATCTCAACTTACCTGTTTTAGGAGTTTCATTTTGTGAAAAACCTCGTGCTACCGCACCATATTCTCCATACGAGTTGTTACCAACAATACCACGAATCTTACCACCTGATTCTGCTAGATAACCAATGTTACAATAATATGTAAAACATGATACAATCTCAGTTCTACCATCATTTAATACATGGATACCAACACCGTCAGAATTGATCTGTGTAAAATCGTTAGCAACCATACTTTTGTAACCGCCGTTGTGTAAACCACCATCAATTTTAAAACCAGTACCACCCGGTGTAAAGTTTGTACAGTTTTGTACATATGGAGACTGAGAAGTGATCCATACACTTGTGTCATCTGGTCCATAACCTGGATCAAGTGATACTTGAACAGAACCAGTACTAAAGTTACGGAAAACAAAATTACGCATACGTGCGCCGTTGTTCATGTGGAATACATCTGAATTAGCATTCGGTGTTGATCCGTCATCTGAAATCCCTGTACCAAACCCATTATCATTTGTTGTGTCTGGTTGTACAGTAACAGCACCTAAACCATTTCCTTCGAGCACTACACCTTTTCCTAATTTAATAGGACATTGTTCTGAGTAAGTACCTGAACTTACATTAATTCTACATTGACCCAAACTAAATGTTTGATTAGCGGCATGTTTAATTGTTTTCCATGATGTAACTGCTGTTCTGCCATCATTTGAGTCATTACCTTGTGGTGATACATAGTAATCGTTTTGTGGAGTAATGTGTCCCCAAACAGGTTCATTACCATTTGAAGTTAAGAATGATCCTGCTGGTCCAATACCTAATCTAGTTACATTACTTGCGTTACGGTAAATCATGTCACCACGTGTGGTAACAACTGCATTTGAATCACCCTGTGACATTAACTGCCAATAACTTACATCACTTCCTGGTATTATTGCTGATCCAGCATCTTGTGCTGAGTTATGTGCTTGCACACATACATATGAACTTGTTGCGTATTCAACTACATCATCTAATTTATATTCTGTTGTATTTGACCAATTGCCTTTCCATTCAAAACCAGTGTTTAGCAACGACCAATAAGTTGTGTCGGTTGGATTGCTATTTTGTACATCTACATCATATGTTTGAATACAAATATAACTTCTACCACCGTATTTTACAACTTCACCTTTTTTGTATAATCTTCCGCTAGCCGCAAAAGATCCTCCGTTAACCTGTCCTGGTAACAGCGTAGCAAAGTTTGTTGTTGAAATAGCAGTGCCGGCACTTAAATGTGCTACTGTGGTTATATATAAATCACCACCAAATTTTACAACATCACCTATTTCATATCTTGTGGATGTTGCCCAATCTGTTCTATAATTAAATCCTTCTGTAAATATTTGCCATTTTGCTGAATCGGCTGAAAATTCAACAGCACTAGCAACATGAGCAGTAATACAAATATATGTATTGCCGCCTATGCTTACAATGTCACCAACTTTATATTCGGAACCAGCAAACCAATTTGATTTCCAATCTTGGCCTTTTGCGTATAAATCCCATTTAGCAATATCATCTTGTAAACTAGATTGGCTAGTATGACCAGTATTTGAGCGATAAACATTTCCGCCCCATTTTACTAAATCGTCTACTTTATAAAATGTTGAACTTTGCCAGTTACCCTTCCATTCAGTACCACCAGCAATCTTAGTCCAACGTCCTGCGTCTAAATCTGTGTAAAAATTACTATCGGAAGTGAATGCTTCTTCTGCTACAAACGCATTACCACCGTAACTGACAATATCGTCTTTTACGTATGCTGTAGAGCCAGACCACGCACCTTTCCATACAAATTTAAGTCTACCTAGTTTAAAATCAGCCATTTTGCTACTCTTCCTTTACGTTATTTATGTTTGTTCCGGATAGATGTACTCATCGTTGATACGCACAACTAATTGTCCATCTGTTTCGTCTATAAAATAATACAAATCTTCTTCTCTAAATTTGTACTGTTCGTACTTTAATGATTTGTTAACCAACTCGTGATTAGCATCTCTACCATCAAAATAATCTGTGTTAAAACCACCAAATTCATACTGTTCTTCCTGATCATCTCTGCGTGTAAGATCATTTATAACAACAGTTTCGTTAAAACCGCCCTCAAAATCAAGTTTAGAAAACGTTAATTCTCCTTCATTGCTTCTGTTCATTCCATAGAAGAACTTTTTGCTTTGTGCGCCGGGCGCCTGTCCTATATAGTTGCTCATGATGTTATCTCCAATACACTAACAATTATGTCAGCACTGTTGTCTTTGTTTGTTCTTACTACTAATATATTGTTTGGTTCCATAACTAATTTTTGATCACCGCCCATCGCCGCTAGAGCACTATTTCTATTAATAGGACATCCTTTTACAATATAAACTTCTGTGCTTGTTTCGTCTCTAAGTAATATATCTGCT